TTCGTGATCCTGGTTCTAGCCTCGGCCTCCTGGCGGATGTCGGGGGTGAGCACGGAGCTGCCAGAGTAGGTCCCGGCGGGCACCGGAACTTCGGCTGTCTCACCATTGTCCGCGCGGTAGCGGATGACACGAAGCTCACCGTTGGGGCCTGTGCCCTCCGCCACCCGCCAGTCGTCGCCACCGTTAGCAGCACGCTGGGCTCTGGCTAGAGCGGCTTCGGCTGTGAGCTTCCTGATGGGGGCCTCAGCTTCGAACTCGCGCTGCCTGCGGCCGATCTCGCGGTCACCCTGGGCAAGCTGGGCGCGTCTGAAGAGGCTGTTGGTGTCTAGCTCGCGCTCCTGGAGGCCGAAGTTACGGTCGTCCTTGGAGACCCCGTACTCAAACGTCTTTCGCCGCCAGTCGCTCTCTTGGGCCCGCTCTTCCTTCTGGTCGCCACGGGTGAGGGCAAAGCGCTCGTCATCCTTGGCGTCCAGACGCTCAACGCGGTCGTCCTGGCGGTCCCAGCGCTTCTCCTGGCGCTCCTCCCGCTTCTTCTGGGCCTGCATCTGCTGCCAGCCCATGAGGCCCTGCATGAGGGCGCCCTTGTCACCGGACATGAGTGCTGCCCCTAGGGTCATCATCAGGTCGGTGCCGCCCGATGCCTCCATCTTCTCCCAGAAACCTGGGGCTTGCGCGGCTTCAGCGGGAGCGGTATCCAGGGGTGGGCCCTGGGGGGTCCCGACCGACTGCCCCTCAGGGCCCGCCATGGCGTTCCCTAGGTCAGGGGTGCCCCCGGGGGCCTGAGGGGCTCCTGGGGGCCCTACAGGGGCTCTGGGGGGCATCTGAGCAGGGGCGCCCATAGAACCCCGCTCGCCGGGGGGCATCCAGCCCTGAGTGCCGTTGGCAGGGGGTCCTACAGGAGCAGGCGCATGGCTCATCTGCTCGAGGGCGGCCATGGAGTACTGGGGCTTCATGGGCCCCTGAGGCCCGTTCATAGGGTAAGGCGCTGGGCCTGGCCGGGGGGAGCCTGGGTAGGCTCCTAGGGGTGTGCGGTTGAAATAGGCTTCGATGGTGGCTTCGTCGGGGCTCTGATAGTTGAGCTCGTCCGGGTCGTAGGCCGCCAGGCGGCGTAAGCCGGGGAACAATGCCATTGTCTGATTATCCGAAGAGGCCTGCGAGGCCACCCACAACACCGCCCGCGAGGGCACCATAGCCAGCACCGACAGGGCCGATAGCGGCGCCAATCTTGGCACCTGCGCCTGCCCCTGAGAGGGCGCCACCGAGGCCAGCACCTATGCCACCACCCCCAGCCGCAGCCCCGCCCGCACCCCCACCGCCACCATAGGCCATCTGGGGATTGAAGGGCTGGACGCCCATGGTGTTCATGTAGTCGTTAAGGTAGGACTGGTTTCGACCGCCGTTGTTCCACTCTTGCTGCTGGATTTGGCCGTCGATCTTGTTCTGCTTGTCCTGCTGGTACATGCTCGAGGCGCCAAACTTGGCGTTGAACACGTCCTGCTGCATCTGGGCGTTCTGCTGGGCCCCGAGCTGGCCGGCTGCGAAACTACGACCGACTTGCTGGTTGGCGGCTAGGGCCTGGTCGTTGGCGCCGAAGTAGTCAGACATGGCGAGCTGCTGAGCTCGAGCCATGTTCTGGTTTCGCATCTGCGCGTCAATGTCCGCGGCCTTATCGTTGGCACCGCGCATAGCGATGCCGGCAGCGATGCCAGTACGGGAGCTATCTAGGTTGCCACTGCCCGCGGCCTCAATGTCAATACCGGGGAGGGCCTGTTCGTTGAGGTCCCGGTAGATGCCCCGCTGATTGGCAGCAATGGCGGCGTCCAAGGTGGGGTCATTGGCGTACTGGGAGATGCGCTTCTGGATGTCGTTGGTGGCAGAGCCAGAGAGCTTATTGTAGAGCTGGTCGCTATTTCGGCCGTAGTCGGCCCCTGCACCGGCCATTTGGCCGGCTGCCTGACCAGAGCTCTTCAGGATGCCGTAGCCCTGGCCATCCTCGAAGTAGTCCTTGAGGCCTTCGATGGCACGAGTTTGGCCAGAGCCCATCTCGGCATTAGGATTGCGGTAATAGTAGCCGTCGTCCAGGCGGTCCTTGAGAAATTGGTCGGCGTAGTTGTAGCCCTGCTCGACCTTGCTCATATTTCGCTTGGCGAAGTTGAACTGGTCCTTCGAGAACTCGCCCTGGGCTATCGCGGCCTTCTGCTGGGCCTCGGCAGTCCTTTTGGCGCGGCCTGCACCGTCTTGGGAGCCACCAAAGAGGCCCATATAATGTCTCCGTTATTATCACGGCCCCTTCTGTGGGGGCCTTGGGGCTGCTCTTGCGCTAAAGCGTCTCTTAGAGAGCAACCCAGGTTGAACCGTTGTAATACACCCAGCCACCCGCTGGACCCGCTAAGGGGAGCCAGGGGGTAACGGCGTACCGAATTGTACCGAAGCGGGGCGCCAGCGGGGCCTGATCTGCGGCTTGCGGGAGGAGGTCCTGGAGCTCTCGCACCTGGTCCTCCAGCGCAGTGACCACATTGTTGGTGTCCACGTCCTTGACGAAGTAGCCAGCGGCTGGCAAGGGCTCGGGGATGGCGTAGGTCAGCCTAGAGAGAGCCAAGATACTCGGCCTCAGCCCGCGCGATGATCAGCTCCTTGTGGGCGCTGACGAAGCCGGCGAGCTCGCGAGAGCCCACCCTGACCCCTAGCTCCTTGGAGAGGTCCCGGATCACCCGGAATACGATGAGCTGTGCAGTAATGTCTGTCATCGGGTCCCGATCTGGTCAATCATGAGGTCATGCCCCGAGAGTGTGAAGACGCCCCCACCATCGCCAGGGTAGCGGTAGCGGACGCCCAAGAAGCGGCCACCCTTCATGTAGTCCACCTTGTGGGAGGCTACAGAGCGCCAGGGGCCCCATTCGGTAGCTCCCTGGGGGGTCTGGGCGGTGCCTACGGAGACCTCGAGCAGACCGTCGTCGTCCCTGACCTGAGGGAAGATGGTCTTCATGCGCTTGTAGCCGCGGAGCTCGGCCTGTATCTCATCGAAATCGAGCTTATCTCGCTCGATCAGGCACTCCGGGGTGAACTCGGTGTCTATCGGTAAGGCAAGAGTGTTGGTGGGGCCTAGACCGTCGATCGCCAGCAGCTTGGGGAGCTCTTGGTTTTCCCCGGGGTTTGCTGGGAGGATGACAGAGCGGGAAGCATTGTCCTCCACACTCTGCCAGGCGCCCTCACTGTCGTCCCAGGCAGTCTCTCGATCGTCCCATGTCTGGCCCGAGGCAGCGTTGGCGGTGGCTGCTGTGCCCACATTAGGAAGGTCCCGGAATGACCAGGTATCGCTGGCGTAGTTCCAGACGGCAGCCTCATTGGCGTAAGTTGCCCAGGCCCAATGCGCGTCATCGGACGTACTGTTGTACGCGAATAGCACCTCTGAGCGAGCCATGTCGTGGACAACGAATGAGGCTCCTAGGCGCTGCCAGTTTATGCTGTTGTAAATCTTGCGGCGGACCTTGCCCTCGGCGATGGAGGTGCGCTCGGAGCCGTTATGCACGACTAGATCGTCAACACCGAAGACTACGTGCTGGCCCCTGACGCTGGCGACGCAGTTGGGTCCGAGGACGCCAAGGTCATCCCAAAGAGTGTCGAACGCCCAGATGGCATTGCCACCCACATACCGGACTTCGGTGACTTCTCTGGTCCCATAGACGTAGAAGTTTCGTCTGAGCCGAAGTCCATCCACCACGGGTCCGGTGAGGTCGGCGAAGAAGGTGGCACCGGAGGTCTTGGTGGGGTCCCCGGAGGCAAAGGAGCTGGGCTCAGAGCCGTAGGTGGCGAAGGTGGACCATCTGATCCTGTTGGGCTGCTCAACGCCGCTCTCCGTCATTCCGAGGCCCCAGAGGGCGCCACGGTAGCTTCTGAGGGCCCTACAGCGCCAGGTGGAGAGCCAGGAGGACATGGTGGCTGCGGCGGTGGTGGGGCCTGTGATCTTCACGGGCACCTGGTCTGGCCTGTTGATGTAGTGGATGCCACCCAGGGTGCAGGCGGTCCAGGGCTCGTCACTGACGAACTCGGTCCAGCTTGCATGGGAGATGTCGGTCTCGGCGCCTACCTGGTAGGACCACAGCTTGCCGCCACGGTCAGCTACAATGACGTTATCAAAGCCGCCTGTGAGGCTGGCAATAGCGTAGGCAAAGACGGGCTGGGTGGCCGACAGGGGCTCCTGGAAGGTCCTGAAGCCGGGACTGCGGACGATCTGCTTGTCCCGGAAGGAGACATTGCGAGCCCTAGTCCAGGCGACTGCGGGTAAATCGAAGGCCGAAGGGTCCGTGAGGACCCCGGCAGAGCCTAGGCCCCTCACTGGTATCAGCATGGCTAGGCGGTACGCCTCCAGAGGTAGACGACATAGGCGGGCACGGTGTTGTCCACGGCTTCCTGAGAGCCAGAGTCGGTGTCCTCGGCGAGCAGGCCGACATCCTCGCCGGCATCGTCCCAGAAGACACCCGAGGAGGCCAGCTCGGAGACAGAGACACCTGTCAGCACCCCTCCAGGGAGCTGGGTGGTCTCGAGGAAGTGCTCGTAGTAGCCGTCAGCGTCACCAGCGGTGGGGTAGCTTTTGGTGGCGCCATTGGCGTCTGTGCCGGTGCCCTGGCCGAGGAGCACCCGGCCCTCGCCAACCCTGACCCAGGTGCCGAAGCCAACATAGGTGGCGGGATTGGCCGACTTGAGCGTGACGATGATGTGGTCAATGGGGTAGAGGGCCTTCTGAGCGGCCAGGATCGCTGCGGTTACTGGGGCGCTGAGGTCGTCAATCTCGTCACCGATCAGAGCCTCAACCCAGGCTTTCGTAGCTGCGTCCTGGGCGTCCCCGGGGTCCGCTACGTTCTGGATTTTCCTGGAGCCAGCATCGTAATGCGAGCTCGAGCCGTAGGTCAGGAGACCATTGATCTGGACGGCTGTCTTGGTGATGGCTGCGGTGACGTTGGGGAAGGTGCGCTTGAGGGCAGCCTTGACCAGGCGAATATGATTGTCACCCTCTTTGATGCCTTCGCCGCCACTAGGGTTGCTCTCGTTGAGCTGGTTGATGAAGGTGGCAGTTTCGACTGGCATCTCTATAGTATCCTAAGACTTCTATGGCTAGACCTAGCCCTTGCTAGGGTGACAACGCTAAGGGTGACACACCAAGGTTGTGACACCATCATGAACAACACCATTTATGACAACCAAAGGAGATAGGGGTCTATAGAGCTATAGATCATTAGAGGTCTATTCTTCATCCTGTTGGGGTTGATGAAGAGGAACA